TCCTTGCTTTACCTATAGATAGAATAGATGCACAGTTTTTTGCGGCTTGTCTCCCAGCTTCATCTTGATCAAACATCAGAACAACTTCATCAAATGATTCAAAGTATTCTAAGTGATCCTTGAAAGTTTTGTTAGCATTACCAGCTCCACTTGGTAGAGATACCACAGCCCACTTTCCTTCTAGGACTGTAGCCACAGAGAGAGTATCTATCTCTCCCTCTGTGACTGTGATTCTTCTACCACCTTGGAACAGATGCCAACCAAACGGTGTATTTACTTTACCGACAATACGAAAAGTTTTGTCTGGGAATCTTATCTTCTGTCCTATTACCTTACCATCTTTATCTCTATAGTTAGCAATATGACAGGGCTTCCCATCCTTCTGACCTACACGATAGTCATACTTACGACAGATGTCTTCTTGTATACAACGCTTAGGTAGGTCTTGAAATTCTCCACCAACAAAATTAGTAGGTAAAGGTTGGTGGGTTACGGTTGTTGTGGAGTGACTTGGTGTAAACTTCTCACAACTGAAACACTTAGTTGATCCGTCAACATTAAGTGTGAGTGCATCGCTTGACCCACAATCTGGGCAAGCTAGGTGTGTTTTAAGGGCGGTGATTTTTTCTTCTGTGTTAGCCATGTGTCTGGTATGTGCGGTCCTTTGCACCAAGGGTAGCCAAGCTTGTCAGCCCAGTCACAGTTCCTTGTCTTAGAACCTTTGTAAATTTTGTTGTATGGGTTTTGAAATACAAAACGAATATCTAACTCTGGATACTGTTCCTTTATCCATTTGTGTTTCTGTCGGTCAGAGGGTTTAAGATACCCTTTGACTTCAAGAATGATATTGTTTGAGAGAACGAAGTCTGGAGTGTATCGTCTGTTCTGTGCAGGTTGCACGAACTTGATTACATCTTCCTCGTAAGTGAAGGACAGCCCAGTCGTAGATAAGAACTGAGCTACCCTCCCCTCAAAACGAGATCTAAAAGTCTCCGCTGACATCATCAAACGATTCCTTTAATGACTCACCGCCACTAACGAAACCATCTTCGTCTTCAAACCCAAAGCTGTTGGCGTTACCTCCACCTCCAAACTCTACAAGTTCTATTACTTGTACAGCTTTTAGTGTTAGTGTCATACCGAATCCCATTGATGGTGCAAACCAGCAACGAGGTTGAACAGCACATTTTACAATACTACCTCCACCCACATTGGCATCAATCATATTACCTTTAGCATCAAACAACTTGATAGAGAACTCATATACTTCTCCACCCTTAGCAGTACGCTTAGCAGGTTGTTTGGTTTTGATAATGTAATCGCCTTCATCATCAACAGAGATTGGAAACGAAGGAGCTTTCTTTAACTTCTTCCCTTTGATCTGACACTCTCTGTCGTAGGCTTGTTCGTATGTTTCTTTAAGCGTTGCTTCAAACGCTTTACCTTCTTCCTCTGATACAACTATATCACAGGTATAGACCCCATCCGAATCAAATGTTGTGTTCGGTGTATTAACATATGGGTATCTCGCTTTACCTTTCGGTGTTACTATTGATTTATTTTTGCTCATAATTTAACTGAATATGTATTTTGAATTTTGTATATCTTGTATATTAAAGTTACCATAACACGGTAACTCTGGAAGTGTCAAGTCATTAGCTTCCTCAAGATTGTTTTTTAAGATAGCTAACTGATCTTGTTCAAAGATCTCAACTAATGTTTGTCGGATCTGATTTGCCATAGTATCGCAGTTCACACTATGTGTACCATAGCTGTCGTGTACCATTGCGAAGTCTTTGATGCCGAGTTGTTCACACTTATTAACAGTCATATGTAAACAACTCGCATCAAGACTATGAACAAAATTTGGAGAGCTACCTTGTGCTTGTCTTTTCGGAGACATCTTATCTAAATCTTCTCGGAACTTTACTCGTAATACTTGCTCACCTATCTTGGTGCGTATACTTTTCTGTTCCCATTTCTGATAAGCTTGGTTACAAGGGAAGCCACTTGGACTGACCCAATAGAATGGTCTATCAAATTTTGCTAGAGTTCTAGCTGTGTTCTGTAACCAAGCCATAGCTTCTCTTGGTTTACCTACCACTTGATTGATTGCTTCCCATATCTTTGAGGATAGGTAAGCTGTAGCTTGGAAGCGGTTGCTCTCATCAAAGGGATCATCAGCTCCACCTCGTACCTTTTCTAGATACCACTGATTAACATATGACCTAGCACTGTGTGGTGTAGAACCATATGGCTGAGTCATTGTTGGTCTCTTGGAGGCTGATCTGTTTACCCCAAAGGTAAGCCACTTGTTTGCAAAAGGATTACTACCTGCCTCAGCTCGTAGATATTCACAAGCTTTCTCAGCTACGATTCCATAGATGTCCTCTGGATAATTCGTAGGTGCTACATTAGTAGCGATGCAAGACGATTCATCACGAGTAAGCATTCCAAGAATCTGTAGTCCGTTGTTACTAGCATCCATCTGACAAGGTAGATGAGTAGAGAACTTGCTCCCCTCTCTATGCATCCTTTGAAACTCGTAAGCAAATGCAAGGAATTGGAATGTTTCATCAGCTTCATTTAAAAAATCTAAAGCGGATAGTGGGTTAGTAGCTAGTTGGTCTATTTGTTTAGTGTTCTCTATGACCCAATCTATCCGCTGTGTATAAGTTCCTTTGAACCCAAAGCAATTAGCTCCATGGATGAACAACCATTTCAGTTCATCATCTGTGGTAGCTCGTACCCCTCTATCAAAATGCAGTAATGCCTTAGCAAAATCTGCTCCCATATGATTCACATAAGCAGGCACAGCATATGCTCTACCTCTGAAGTCACATTGGTGGGGTAAATAAAATCTAGTGTTGTTATACTTCTGAGCTAGACCAATAGTATTTAATACTAGTAGCCTACGACTTTTAGTGGATGCATTGAAGTCATATATCTGAGCCGCTTTGCGTTTCCATATAGTCTTAGCTATCTCATCTGTCTCATCCTGTGGGAAGGGAGGTAACACTTCATCCTCTCTTGATGGTAAACTACCAATAGGTATACCTTCATCCCAAAAAGTTTTCAATGTACCTAGTACCTTGTTGTTAATCCTCCAAGGTGTATTCTGTAGACTGTTCATCGCAGTCATCACATCAGTCATAGGTTCTTCGTTGATACGAAGGAACGCTTTGTTCCTAGATTTAATCAACGGCATAGGTGGCAACCCATTCTCTACATCATAGCCACCACTCCACTTGTCTGTCCACTGCTTTGGATAGTCCTTGAGTGGCATCCAAAAAGGTTCAAGCATCTCGTTGTGTGCTATCATATCTTCTATCCATTGCTGTGTCTTCTTCGTAGCTTGGATGAAACGAGCTGGACCACGCTTGTCTGTCTGTATCATTACATAATCCAACAGCCCTGTGTAATCCTTGATAAGTGTAATCAATACAGTACCTATGTGAAGCTTGATTCTTGTACCCCACTTCTCCCACTCATCTGCCTCGCCTTTACTAGCTTCACCTTTCTCTGAGTGGATCAGATAGTACCGTCTCTTCTTGTAGTTCGGACGCTTCTTCGCACCTCGTAGTATCTGTGACCACTGAGGGTGTTCAGAGAATGCACCGAAATGCATCTCATCTTCTATCAATGCTCCGAGTCGTATGGCTGAGGATGCGAGTGGTCTCTTCTGCATCAAGCAATCAAGCACACTCTTCAATGCTATGAAGGCTGAGATCTTTGGATCAATCTCCTTCAGCTTATAGTATGCGTTACCTGCAATGGGAGCTTTCTCTTGTTCCTTGAACCACTCCTTAATTCCTTTCGCAAGTTCTGGTATGCCTTCACGAAGGAGGCGTTGACCATACTTGGTTTCTGATTCTGAGTCTCTATTCCTAGCTGACTCAATTTGTTTCCTAGATTTGGTGACACCCTTCTCAAGCATCTCCTTTTCTATCTTAGGATTCTTGTTGGGTAGGAGCTTTCCGAGGTTCTGCATAAAGTTTTAATTTGGACAGTGCATCTTTCACAAACATCAAACCACCCCTATGTATCTGCGGATCTTTACAATCCCTGTGTGGTTTGACTTCATCAAGTAATCTTACTGCGTGTTCTAATTCATCTACTATTGTTTCAATCGTTACTGATGACATCTTTGATCTGTTTTGCTCCTTCTTTTAATCGTTTGATTTCGGTGTTAATATCTTTTCTTCTATCCATCAAGGCATCTATCTTGATAGATACTAAGCGAGACTCGTCTCTCAATAAGTTAATACGAATCTCAACTGCTTCTAGTGTATCACTAGGTGTCCTCTTCGGAGGTTCTGCGTTAGGTAGGTTGTTCATTTGTGCGAGCATACATATAGGTACACACCTGTCAAGTAGAACACCTATCTTTATTTATATATTATTATAAATAAGTTCTATAACTATTATAGTTATAAAGGTTATATAGATCTTATCTATAAGTACCCTTATAGAAAGTATATTATATATTATTATAATATATACTGCCCTTACAAATAGGGGATAGTCAAATAAAAAGGGACATCCCCTTACGAGAATGCCCCTTGTTCAATCACAAATGTACCTAGAAAGCTTTAGCTTGTCCCACCGTACTGTCGGTACTTGGTATTCATAGCAATGAACTCCTCGTACAGCTCAGCGGTATAGTCAAAGTTATCTGTGCTGTTACTGTATTTCATACCGTTGTAGATTTCGTGCCACTGTGGTCTACCCAAAGCTACAAGATGACCGTTGGTCATTTCAAGATCAAACCGTAGCTGATCTTCGTCTCGCTCCTTATCATATATGATAGCTTGCTTGCTACCACTATGACACAGGTACTTACCGTTAGGTAATTCCAATAGGAATTTTTTATGCTCTATGTATCCTTCCTCACTCATCTTCATCCACCTCCATTTCAAAGATTATAATGTCACCCTTCTCAGCGATCCCATACTTAACCTCTAGCTCTACTAAGTCTTCAGCTGTATAGGTAGAAGCATAACCCCAATTGGTATGACCGTAGGTACATTCACAGTATGAATCTATTGCATCAGTTATATCAGACATCTGTATCCACCTCCTCAATGGCTTGGCATAGGTATCCATCTACAGATCGTAGATCCTTATCCATATCGTGGCTGTCGCAGTTGTGTATAGCTGTGGACAAGGCTACTTCAGCTTGTCTCAGTAGCTCTATGAGCTTGGCTCTGTTGATAGGTTTCTGCCCCATAGGGATAGGCTGTACCCAATTACCGTACGCATCTTTCTCATCGCTCTCGTTGAGTTCGTAGCACGCTTCATTGAGCAGGTCATTAACAGGGTCTGAACTGTAGCTGAACAGCCTTGGCTGACCGTTAGGATGTAACTGTGTTACACAGTCTTGATCTATCTCGCAGAGGATTACCTCGTACGGTGAATACTTTATGAAAGTATCATGTTCGTTTGGATTGTATGTCATATGTTTAGAAGTTTGGTTCAATTTTAATTGTTCGTTTGTCTGTGTTTAATTCAACAGATGAATAATCATCTGTGCTGATGGCTTCCTCCACCTTGGCGATGGAGGTTGCCTTGACCTCATAGGTCTCAGTCACTGTGAAAGTTGTATCAGCCATTGGTAGGAAGCTTTGCTTCAAGGTCTTTGATTGCTGATAGGACTGTGTCAAAGTTCTTCAGCTCTTTGAGCTTGGTGTATACCTTCTCCATCTGCTCTGTCTTAACAGCTAGATTCTGCTCAGCTATGTCTAGCCTAGCTTCTAGCTCTATGATGATGTTATGTAGCTGATCAGTACGATCGTCAATCAGCTTACTGACAGGATGACTCTCGTCATCTATATCAGTAAAGGGATCACCATCGCTGTTAGCTTCTAGCTCATCCACCTTGTCACTCAGCTCAGTGAATGTGTAGTTGTTACACAACTCATAGTCAAAGTCATCGGTATCTAACTTGTCATCCTCTAGCCTAGATACATCAGTATCCATACTGTCTAGCTTGTCTTCAACAAGACAGATAGCACTGTCGTGAATACTATCCCACAGGGATGAATGTAGTTGGAGGTATGGTGCTTTGAAAAAGCTCACTGTACGAGCCTTGAAGTTACGAAGTAATGATTTGATTTTCATATGTATATAATTTGTGATTGTGAAAGTGGTGCTACCCTACCATTGTGGTAGGATAGCGAAGGGAAATGGTTAAGCTGTGATGGCTTCGCCATGTCTGATGAGCTGTCTGCCTCGCTCTATGTGTCGTAGAGCTGTAGCTCTGTCTGAGAGGTCAGCTAAAGCATTAGCTTTATACTGAGCATGAGTACCAAACTCTGAAGACTTGTAAGTCTTTTCTGCATTCTTAGCAGTACGGTTGCCGTGGGTCAGTAACTCAGTTACTCCATTAAGCATATCGTATGCTGTCTCACCACGATTGCCGACACCATTCTTCGCTAAGCGAACTGATTCATGAGCCTTGTTGGATGAGACAGATGAAAGCTTATTAGCTTTGTTGAAGAAGGATGTAGCCCACTCAATCATCTGATTGTGGTACATACTGTTAACAGTAAGACCCTGCATCTCAGCATAGACTGTCTGTCTATGTTTGAACATCGCTTCAATATGAGATAACAAGTTATCAAATTGGATAGAAGCATTGCGAGTATGTCTAACCCTTAGCTTGACCTGCTTACCACCTTTGGTGAAGCTTGAACCAATTGTGTTTTGACATATGATTCTGACGGATGTATCAAACATCGTCAAAGCAGAGCTTCCATCGTGGGAGCTGAAGAAGGTAAGGAAGTCATTGAACTTGTCACCGTTAACTGTGTTAACATCGTCACCAACTTTGGCTTGTATAAATACAGTGCCACCGTCATTGAGATATCCACCACCACAAATATGGTAATCCACACCGTCAAGACTACGGTTTAAACCGTCCCATAGCTGTGAGTTTTGGATACATTCATATCCCTTGCCAACAATACCAAGACCTTGGTTATTGTCGCTACGATGAACCGACATATGTGATTCAATGGGAGTTGGATACTTACCATCTAGCAGGGCAACCATAGGTTGTTTCTGAACCTGCCAATCTAGCTTGATATCATCAAGCGAATCAATTTTATCTGTCACTTTGTGACTGTATGGATTTTGAACCAAGGATGTAATGTGTTGTGTACTCATATAAAAAATATTATTTTTGTTTTTTGTTCATTAGTAATTTTTGTATAGCAGAGCTATCTTTATCGGTATTGGTAACAGCCCCTTCAACTTTGTTGAGAAGCGAATCCACAATCTGTGAGTGATGTGGGTCTTTTGTCTTTAGTAGACCGTTGAGCTGTCTGCAAGTGGACAGCAATTCTGTGAATATATTTGGCATAAATTTGATTGGTTGAAAATTTGATTGGCAGTTCGCCACACTATACTTTTGTCTAATGAACGAACCGCAGACTACGATCATATCATATGTGTCAAGCGACACTTTGGATTACAAATCCACTAGTATCTTTCTTGGCATCTCCCTTAGCTCTCAGTCCTACAATAACCCCTTTAGGGTCATTGAATCTGACATCACTGATATCCCCATCAATCACTTCGTGTTTGATATGATCTGAAGGTAGCTCGTCAGCCTTCTTGGTATTAAATACCATAGCGACATTGCCACCTAGCTTTAAGACTTGTCTTACCTCTTTGTCGTTACACTCTGACTTACTGAAAGTAAGATGGTAGTTGGATGGCATTGCTCCAATAGCGTAGAGCTTAGCTCTTTGTGGGTTCTTGGTGTAGTCATAGAACTGTATGTGTGGAAATCTATTCATTAGATTTATACCTTTCTGTCCACCTAGATTCTCCCAAGGGAGATCAGATGTACCGTTCAATCTTACACAAGGTGTAAGACCTAGCCTGTCTGCCTTTCGGATCAAGGCTGAGATATCTTGCTCAAGTATTTCTACGAAATCCTTTGGAGCATCAAAGAATCTAAGAGTCTTATTGACTCTAGCTGA